CTTTCAAACATAGGAGATAGTGAATTATCAAGTGGTATCAGCGCTACTAAAATAGGTAATGGAGATGTTGACAACACAGAATTAAGTTATCTTAATGGTGTGACAAGCGCTATTCAAACACAAATAGACACAAAAGCGTCAACTGCATTCGCTATCGCACAAGCTGTTGCACTTGGTTAATACTCTACTATTCTTATAAATAGTAGAAAATAGAGGGATAGTATGGCAACACCATCAAGTAGAGAAGAATTAAAACAATACGCTTTAAGAGCACTTGGAAAACCAGTCATAGAAATTAACGCTGATGACGACCAATTAGAAGATAGAATTGATGAAGCGTTACAATATTTCGCACAATATCACTATGACGGTATAAGAAGAACATACTTAAAGTATCAATACACACAGGCTGATTACGACAGAATAAATGCTGATACATCTGAATCAGTAACTAAAAATTCTGTAACAACAACTTGGAAAGAGGGTAACGCATTTATAGTGGTACCTGAAAGTGTAATCTCTGTAATTAATATATTCCCATATTCTAACAAAGGTAATTTAAACTTATTTGATGTAAGATACCAATTAAGATTAAATGACCTTTATGATTTTTCTTCAACATCAATTATTAACTATGATGTTGTGTTAAGACATTTAGATTTTTTAGACCACATACTTGTTGGTGAAAAACCATTAAGATTTAATCAACACGACAATAGACTTTACATAGACCAAGATTGGAAAAATGATTTACAAGTTGGTGAATATATGGTTATTGAATGTTATAGAAAATTAGATCCAACTGTTTATACTGATGTTTATAATGACATTTATTTAAAAAGATATGTCACTTCATTATTTAAAAAACAATGGGGCGCAAATTTATCTAAATTCAATGGGGTCGCTATGATTGGTGGCGTATCATTAAATGGTCAACAGATTTATTCTGAGGCATTAAATGACATTGAAAAATTAGAACAAGAAATAAGAAGTTCATACGAATTAAATCCAGCAATGATGATAGGATAATGCTATGGCCGTCAACCACTATTTTCAACAAGGTAAGGGCATAGGAAGTTCCGAAGAACAAAGACTTTATGAAGATATAATCATAGAGGGTTTGAAAATCTACGGACAAGATATTTACTATCTTCCTCGTTCAATCGTAAATAAAGACTTAATTTTAGGTGAAGATATGCTGTCTAGGTTTAGAACAGCACATATGATTGAAATGTATATGGAAACCACTGAAGGTTTTGCTGGCGAACAAGAGATTGTAAATAAATTTGGTTTAGAAATTAGAGAAGATACTACATTTATGGTATCTAAAAGAAGATTTGATGAAGCAGTAGATAGTAAAACTTCATTAGTTAAAGAAGGAAGACCAAACGAAGGCGATATACTTTATATGCCTTTGATGAATAGTTTTTTTGAGATTAAATTTGTACAAGATCAAGAGCCATTTTTTCAATTAAGTAACTTACCAGTTTACAAACTCGTATGTACTCGTTGGGAATACTCTGGTGAACAAATTGATACAGGTCTTACAGATATTGATAGTGCAGAAGATCAATACTCCACTGATACTCTACAACATCAATTTACACTTGAAGATGGTACAGGTTCATTACAATTAGAAACTGAAAGTGTCAATGGTGATAGATTTTACTTTATCAATGAAGATCATAGTTTTAATGTTCAAACTCAATCACTATATTCAGATAATTTAGATTTAGATAGTGAAGCAGGATTTGATACAGCGTCAACAGCAGATGATATATTAGATTTCACAGAACGTAACCCGTTTGGTGATCCTGACCAAGGAGAGTTTTAATGTTTGGAACATATTTTTACAACGAATCAATGAGAAGAATGACCATCGCATTTGGTCAACTTTTTAATAAGATTAAAGTAAAAAGAAAAGATAGTGAAGGCGATGTAGTACAATCTATGGCTGTTCCATTAGCATATGCGCCAAAAGAAAAGTTTTTAGTTAGATTAGATCAACAACCCTCTTTAGATGAAAGAGAGTTTGCGATTACTTTACCTCGTATGAGTTTTGAAATATCAGGTATATCATATGATGGCTCTCGTAAGTTAACAAGAGTTCAAAAGTATAAACAAGTTAAATCAGGCGAAGATGGAAAAGTAATGACTTATAATTATACACCTGTACCTTATAACATATCATATACTTTAAATGTATTTACAGCGACTGCCGAATCAGGATTACAAATAGTAGAACAAATACTTCCATTTTTTCAACCAGATTACACAGTTACAGTAAACGCTGTACCATCTTTAAACATCAAAAGAGATGTACCAATTATACTTAATGATGTTAATTATGAAGATAGTTATAGTGGTGATTTTACACAAAGAAGAGCAGTAATATACACATTAAACTTTACGGCGAAAACATATTTATTTGGACCTTCAACAACTCAAGGCGTTATTAAAGAAGTACAATCTGATCTATATTCAGATACTGATACTACAAATAAAGCGAGAGAAGAAAGAATAGTTATAGTTCCTAACCCAACTAGCGCAGACGCTGATGACGATTTTGGGTTTACAACAACAATTACGTCATATACAGACGGTAAAAAATACAATCCATCAACAGATTCAGATGAATAAATAGTATAAATAATATAGAGAGAAACACCTATGTCAATTAGTAAAATTAAAACTGGTTCAATTACCACAGATGCAATCACAGAAGCAAAAGTAGCAGATAACGCTATTGAAAACGAACACTTAAATTCAAACGTTATAACAGGTCAAACTGAATTATCAGCATCAGCTGCAACTGATGATGTGTTACTTGTTTATGATACAAGTGCAGGTGTTATTAAAAAAATTGCTGCTTCTAATGTAGGACTTCAACAACCTGCGATTTCTTCTATATCACCAACAAATGTATTATCTGGTGATGGTACAGGTAATTATACTTTTACAATTACAGGAACAGGTTTTTTAGAAGATGCCACTGCAAAATTAACTACAGACGGTGGAACTGATATATCTTTTGATACAGTAACTAGAAATTCATCAACTCAATTGACTTGCGTAGTTGCAAAAAATACAGCAAATTTAACAAATGCAAATGAACCATTTGATGTCACAGTTACAACTGCAGGTGCATTGACGGGCACTAGTGCAGATGCGATTACAATAGACGCATCTCCAGTTTTTGTTACTAATACAGGTTCTATAGGAAGTGTTTTAGAAGAAACTTCAGGTTCTTTTAGTGTCAACGCAACTGATCCAGAATCAGGTGCAGCAGTCACATTTGAATTACAATCAGGTTCTTTACCTCCAGGGTTTTCAATTACAAATACAGCAGCAGATGGTGGAACAGCCATTATTTCTGGAACAGCACCAACTGTAGCAGCAAACACAACATATAATTTTACATTAAGAGCAGTTGATTCTGCATCTAACGTTAGTTCTCGTGCTTTTTCAATTACCGTAACAAATAACCCTGTGTCAGAATCATTTACATCATCTGGTACATTTAGTGTACCAGCAGGTACCACTGTAGTTGATGTATTAGTCGTAGCTGCTGGCGCTGGTGGTGGTAATGACCACGGTGGTGGTGGTGGTGCTGGAGGATTAATTTTCTTCCCTGAATATCCTGTAACACCAGGTGGTACAGTTTCAGTAACAGTTGGTTGTGGTGGTGCTACAGGAAGTCCAGGTGGAAGTAAAAGAGGAGCTTCAGGACAAGATTCAGTATTCGGAACATTAACTGCCAAAGGCGGCGGAGGCGGTGGCGGTGGAAACACCGACTATAATGGTGGTCCAGGTGGCTCTGGTGGTGGTGGTTCAGGACATGGACAAAATGCTCTTGGCACAACTAATACTGGTGGTTCTGCAACTCAACCAACTCAACCTGGTAATTCAGGAGCTTATGGTTTTGGTTCCTCTGGTGGACCAGGTGTAAATCCAGGTGCTGGTACTCAATTATATAGTGGTGGTGGTGGTGGTGCTGGTACCGCTGGAGGACCAGGTACTGGTACAGGCCAATGTGGTTCTGGTGGTAATGGAAAAGCTTACACAATTGCAGATGGTACAACTCCAGTTTACTATGCTGGTGGTGGTGGTGGCTCACACTATAATAGTGGTTATACGTTAAGACCTGGTGGTCAAGGTGGAGGTGGTGCTGGAGTTGGATCGTGTGAACCAGCTGGTGCTCAAAATGGTCAAGCCAATAAAGGTGGCGGTGGAGGTGGAGGACCTGGTGGTGGAGACGGTGGTAAAGGAATAGTAATCGTAAGATACTAATACTATAATAACATGAAACCTAATATCAAAACGTTAGGTATATATAATGAAACATATAACGAGTTTATTAGAGCATAATTTTCCTAAAGAATCTTTTATAGGTGGGTGGTACATTCCAAAAAATATTTGTGACAATTTAATTTCACATTTTAGAGATAATGTAAATCATGCCAAACGAGGTCGTGTAAATTGGTATGAAAAACCTGTTGTTGATTTAAAAAGAAAAGATAGTTATGATTTAGTATGTAAATATAATGATAATGACTTTACTCAAACCTATACAGATTATCTTCAATATTGTTTAGTTAAATATGTTAGAAAATATGAATTTATAAAACAATGTGGTAATTTTAGTTTAGAGAATGCAACTTTTGCAATACAACATTATCCTGTTGGTGGTGGTTTTAAAACATGGCATTTTGAACGTGAAGGAATGCGTAATACAAATCGTGTTTTAGTTTTTATGACTTTCTTAAATGATGTTGATGATGGAGGAACAGAATTTTTTTATCAAAATATTACAGCGCCTGCTATCAAAGGGTTAACATTAATATGGCCTCCTGATTTTACTCATGCTCATAGAGGACAAATAAGTAATACAAAAGAAAAATATATATTAACTGGTTGGTATGCTTTCGATAAAAAATAATATATTTGTCTTTGATGATATTATAGATAAACAATCTCAAAAACAAATTCAACATATACTCTTTGATAAAATAAGATGGCAATTTGTAGCCGATGTTACAAAACCAGATAACAAACAACAGCGATCCGGTTTCTCTTATTACTTTATTACAGATAAAACAAACGTCTTTGATTATCATAAAGATGTATTAAAGATTATAGATGCTGCTTGTAATAAGATAAATTTTAAACGACAAGATTGTTTACAAGGTCGTTCTTTTTTACAACTTCCATTAAATCTAAAAGATAGAAGTATAGATGCGCCACACGTTGACGCTGATGTAGAACATTTAGTCGTTTTATATTATGTTAATGATAGTGACGGTGATACAGTAATCTATGAAAACACATTTAAAGGTTATGATAACGTACCACACTTTAATGAGTTAAAAGAAAAACAAAGAGTAACACCAAAAGCAGGAAGAGTAGTTATTTTTAAAGGTAAACATTGGCATACCAGTTGTCAACCAGAACGTAACGTTAGATGTGTTATAAATTATAATATAATATGATGAATGCAAAAATAGAATTATGGTTTCCTACTCCAGTATATTATGTGGATAATTTATTTGGGGAAAAATATAATAAAATAAAACAAATATTTGATAGTCAAAATTTTGATACAAAAAGAAACGAATATTTTAATGTGGATACTTCTCATAAAAAAGATTTAGATAATCAGTTACATCATGTAGAAAAATTTAAGCAAGTTTTTGATGTTTTAAATACACACGTTAACCATTTTGCTAAACATTTAGGTTATACAAATAATATGAATATAGATACAAGTTGGGTTAATAAAAGTGT